GGGCTACTGATCTTAACACACTGGAGTGATAATTATGCCTACTAGGAGTAGAGCCCGGGGTAGTGGTCCCATTAGCCAATGGCTACATGTGAACTACATACCACCGAAAAGCACCGGAACCGACTATGATCATTCTCAATGGGTTGTATCCCATGACAGTGAAACCATGGTTGATTTCGTTACACCTAACTTCGCACAATTCGCGAAGGGGCAATTATCAATAATCCTTGTGTTTATACGAAGTCGTCCATTTCCTCATCAGGAACTGGCTATGGTCATTATGAAGACGGGAGTTGGGAATACGAACTTACCGGTCCGCTTACGCGGTTCCGATCAAGTAACGGTTCTCTCTCTGGCTTCTGGACTGGCTTAGACTCTGATTTAGATTCTAAGCTACTAGCTAAAGCGAAATCAATTGCAATAGCTAACATAGATTCGACTCCGTATGCCTTTGGTGAAGATGCTCTTGAACTACGAGAAACCGTAAGGTTTCTCAAGAGCCCTCTAGGCTCTTTGTTCAATCTCTCACGTAACTTCAGAAAACAGTACCGCCTTCGCAAGAAGGTGGCACGTTACAGCAATTATAAACCCACCAAAAAGGTTCTCGAGATAATCGAGTCTACTTATGGTAAGGTTGATAAGTCTACACTGCACCTACTTCAGGCTCACGCCGGAGTATGGTTACAGTATAGGTTTGCTGTTAGTCCTCTAATACGATCAGTTACTGACGCAATAGAGGCCTATTCTGCTGTTGAGAAGCGACTACCCGAACGCCTTTCGGCGCGAGGGATAGCCACCGACTCCGATTATAAGGAGAAGGTTGGCTGGTACGCTGCTCTACCTCGGAAATTCGATATTTCGAAAGGTACCGAGGTTGACGTGAAAGCGTCGATATTGTATGAGGTTTCTAATCCCATACATGACTGGCGTTTTAAACTAGGGTTTCGGGCGAAAGATTGGCCTACAACGATCTGGCAAGTCATGCCTTATTCGTTCATGGTCGATCGGCTATACAATGTCACAAACCTTTGTAAAGGAGTGATAAATTTAGCTGACCCGAATGTTAAGATCTTGTCCGCTTGTCACAGAACGAAAACTACTGAGACCAAGTTATTTCAATTGGTACAGGAGATTCCGCAATGTGACATACTCCAAGCTGAAGTTTGTAAGGAAGAGGCTTTTTCTTATAACCGTCAACCTTGGACTCCAACCATCCAAGACACTGTTCCGGTGTTAACACCGGAATTTCTTGTCAAGGATGCAACCCACGTATCAGACCTAGTAGCGCTTATAATAAGCAACTTCAAAGTCTGATTTTACCCAAAGGAGTTAGACAATTATGTCTATCCAATCTAGTTCCGTAAATATTGACGGAACCGTGGCAACTACTGGTGGTACTGCTACCTCTGTGATTAACAAAGGCGGCACTCTGTCTGAGCGTCGTGTTATCCTAGATGATTCTTCGGAATACATCGCGGAAACGCGGCTTCAGTTCAAGGTGTCCGATCCAGTCGTTAACTCAAGTGCACCCAACGGGTATACCCAAGGTCGTTCGGAGGTGAAGGTACTTGTACCTTTAGCTCTGGACAACGGTAATTACACCACCAACACAATCGATCTGAAACTTTCAGTTGATCCAGAAACAACGGATGCTGAAGTCCAGTCGATGTTGGTCTTGGCTGCCCAGCTTCTCCATGATACCGATTTTTCGGATTTCTGGAAGAAGCGCTCAACGGAGTAATACTTTGTCTATGTATAGCCTTTACACTATCGTGGCCGTCATTTTCCTTACCTTAACCACATTTGGCTTTGCGCCAAATATGATGAGGGATGGGATGACGTTCCAAGACTGTGTTCGGGCTTCAGACGAAGTATCTCATATGAGTTGGGTTTGGTGTGAAGTTGATGAAGAAGTCGACTCTGCACCTAGTACAGATGATTCATTAAATGGGAGAACCCAAGATGAAACAAAAGCACCAGAAGAAGAGCCGCAAGCTCTTTAACCCTGACGTAATCCAGACAAGGATTAGCCAGGCCCTAAGGCGAGACTTTGTTGATGCACAACAAGTGTATAGCATCAATGACAGCACTACGCTTCACGCGTTTAATAGACAGGTGAACGAGCTTACCAAAAAGTATTGCTCGGAAACCCAAGATGTTGAGGCTTTAGAGAAGGAGACTTTTGCGAATTTTGCAAAGGTCAATTCTCACATGTTAGATACCAACGTTAAGCTTTTGTTAAACTTACCGTGGGATACTAGCAGAATAGCCCCGACTACGTCGAGAATCGATAAGATTCATCTACGTGCCCGTGCACTCATGAAGAGTGTATTGGGATCTTTTTCGGTTGAGGAATGGCTTAACGAGTGTCGAAACTCGAGCGGCTCGTCTCTAGGTGTTCCTTACAAGGATACATCACAAGAGGCAAAATTCCGTTTTCCGATGTCTATGACTAAAAGTGCTGAATCGTACATGTACGAGTACCTAGCTTTCAACGATCAGTTGAAAGTTGCTATTGAAGAATTTAATAGCAAAAATCCGGTAACGGATTGGTACAACTACGTGGACGAGTCTCGCGCTACGACAGTCGACAAGACTACTACTAAGAGACGAATGATCTGCATAGAACCTACTGTTAATATGTTTTTACAGCAAGGACTTATGCAGTGTTTTTACACTCGTCTTAAGGCAGTTGGTCTTGATGTCGAGAGTCTCCCCGATTGGCACAAGGAAATCGCTAGATTGTCTTCAGTAAGCTGCTTGTCAGCAACTATTGACTTTTCTAGCGCCTCCGATTGTGTCTCGATCGAGCTACTTAGATGGCTTCTGCCACCTGAATGGTTTGACATAGTCTATGATCTTAGATGTGATAACACCTCCTTGAACGGAGACAGTGTCCGTCTACAGATGATTAGTACTATGGGGAATGCGGCTACTTTTCCGCTTGAGACTCTTGTCTTCTGGACTTATGCGAACGCTGTACAACTCACCAATGAAACTAATGTGTCAACACTCCATCCTTACCAGGATAGATTGTTGTCAGGTAACTACATTCCTGAAACACACATCAGTGTATTTGGTGATGATTGCATCGTTCCTTCTCCAATAGCTGACGAGTTTATGTCAGTTATGGAAGAAGTTGGTTTCATAGTAAATAAGGAGAAATCCTTCTATGATTCCATGCAGTTCAGAGAGTCTTGCGGGGGTGATTACCTCGCAGGATACGACGTAAGGCCTTTTTACTTAAAGGCCCCTCATTCAAGAGCAAAGTCGGCGCTTGAACCATGGCTGTATATACTGGCTAATTCGTTTGTTAAGAAGTACATTTCGTACTTCGGCGAATTAGCATATGTGTATGACAAAAATGTGTTCAGGTACCTATTTGCCTTGTTTAGGCAGCACAAAATTTCTTTGAAATTAGTGCCGCCCTTCTACCCCGATGACTCTGGTTTCAAGTATTTTGATCCCAGAATGTGTCATCTGTATGGGCTAAAGTTAAGCCCTGTACACATCGGAAATCATGGAACAATTTCGTTCCGTTTCTGCCGTTTCCAGTATTGGAAACGAACGGAACAGAATGATGGAATCCGACTTTGTCTGTGGCTTCAACGCCCCGTTCAAAGTAAGAGACCACCGTTACATGAGAGTCCCGATAGGAGTAGAGGAGGTTATGTCGTAGGTCGTGGTATTACCGCCCATTGGACGGTTCCCTCCGTTAGGAGGGTCAGCAGTAGCTGAGATACCCCTTAAAGTACAAAGTACAGACCAAACCCCCCTTAATCAGGGGAAGTTTGTTC